GGTAACGTCCTGACAACGTACCTACTCTTTCGATACCCATGTTGTATTGATCTTGCTCTGGTGAAGCATTTGATACGTGGAAGTATTCAAGATCATCAAAGATTGCAGAAACTTCAGAAGAAACAACGATCCAGTTAGCACCACCTCTCAAAGTAGATTTGTGGATTTGTGCTGACAATTGATTGATCGCTGTGATCAAAGTTTGGTTCCAATCTTTTTGTGTATAAGATGTAGTCAATTGAAGTCTTCTCCATCCGTTGTAGTCCCAACGTAAATTCCATGCCGCTCCTTTTCTCAAGTCACGTAAAATTTCACGATCGATTTCAGCAGCTACTTGTTCTGACAACAACGCTGTCAATTCAGCTTCTGCATCGATGTTATGGAATGCTGCAACGTCCTGAGCTAATTCAGGTGACCATTGTGCTCTTAATTTTCTTTCTGTAACCGATACAGTCACTGACTGAAGGTCGAAAGAAACTTCACCGATTCTATCTTCAAATTCAAGATTCTTGTAGATTCTATAAGTTGTAGAGAATGCTTGTGAAGCTGCTGACAATGAAGAGTAGAATGTTGAACCTGTGTAACCATCGATTGAGTTAGCATCTCCACAAGAGATACAAACAGGAACCTGAAGGTCAACTTCCAAGTAGATTTTACCTTCTGCGTCACATACGTTGTAATATGTACCACCGTCAGTTCTAGAGTTAGGGAACTCAAGAGTTACGTCTGAACCGTACTCAACAATACCTTTACCATATCTTTGAGTAACAACTCTGAATAAGTAGTTATTGTTTACGTTAGCAGCTGTTGTGTAGTTACCAGCCTTACCTCTAATAGTCAAGTCAGATAAGAATTCTTCAGTATCCATTGGTTGACCGTTAGGTCCGATTAATTGACCAGCACCTGCTGAAGCAAATCCTGTCATAACCAAAAGAACTTTTCTGTAGTTATCTAAACCATAACCTGAAGCAACTAACTCATCACCAACCCATACTACAGTAGAGTTACCAGCTGTGATTGACGAGAAGCTACCTTTTGAGTAGTCGTAAAGACCTGGAGGGTCAAGAGCTGGTTCGTTACCTTCGTAGAATCTATCGTAAAGGTCTTTAGTTGCGTTGTAATCATAACCACTATTTGGTTGTTGGTTAGCAGCCGCGTTAGGTGAACCATAAGGTGCCCAGTGTTCACCAAATGTTGATGTTTCAGTTTCGTAAGACTGAATGTTAGGTACGAAGTAGAACAATTTACCGATAGGAAGGTTCATAGCTTGTACTGAAACGATGTCGTTAGCCAAAAGTTTAGAGAAAACTCTTCTTACGATTGGGAAAACAACTGTTTCAAATGAACCTGAGTCAGCAGTTGATGCAGCTTCGTTAATGAGATATGATGCTTGGTTTTCATATAACTGAGCAACGTTCTCTTTTAGGTGGCCTTTAAGACCTTCAAGGAACCCTAATTTGTCCCATTTGTTGATTGTATCTTCTTTGATAACTTTAAGGTGCTTAAGACCAATGTTACCAACAAGACCTGATTCTAATAATGCTCCCATTTTAGTATTTGGATTTTGTTTTTAGTTTATTTTTATTTTTACATCTTCGCCATCAAATCTTTAATTCTTAAGAATTGTGGATTTTCGTATGTCTTAGATTCAATTAGACTTGTTGAAGAGCCTGAGCTCATTTGGTTGTTAAGTTTAGTTTCAACACTTTCGTTGATACTCTTACCCTCAACTTTACTCAATTCATCTTTAACAGTCTTGTAGAGTTGTTTTGATTCTTTTAGTGATTCAACAGAATCAAATCTTCTCAAGATATTTATTTTTTCTTTCTTGGTAGTAGAATGTTCCGTGAACAATCTTGTAGCGTAAGCTAGGTTAGAATTAAAAACCGCAACTTCATTAAGTTTTTCTCTGAAAACATTCAATGCTTTTCTATACTCTTCGTTTTTCTCTCTAAGTACATTCATTTCAGTTTCAACAGATTCATAAGTATAGTTACGATTGTTTGTAATTCCTTTTCTTAAACCTCTACCTTCTTTTGAACCCATACCATAAGTTCTAGCAGCTTCTTTGGTTTCTTCTTTTTTCTTACGAGTTTCGAAGTGAGCATCATCTCTACGAGACTTAGTTGACTTAAGGTCTTTCTTAGCAATTTTACCGTGCTTCATACCTTCTCTTTCGTCTTCCTTGTCATCGTATCCTTGACCCTCTTTAAACTCAAATTTTGCTTTACCAGTACCCATAGTTTTAGGTCCTTCTTTCTTGTCGTCAGAGAATCCTTTTTTAGGTAATGAACTACCGTATTTAAATTTAGGATTTCCCATTCCAACGCCTTTAGGTTTAACAGTCATTTTAGCTTCCTCAAGGTTGTAACCTTCATTGTCTTCATCTTCTTCATACATTTCAGACATATCCATATCGTCCATTTCAGACATATCCATATCTTCTTCATCCATAACAATTTCATAGACTACTTCATCTTCTTCATCTACTTCTTCTTGTTCGTTATAAAGTGCGTCTAAAACTGCATCCAAATCAGAATCTTCAACATCCTGTTCCATCATTTCATCTTCTTCACCAATTCCGTCAAATCCGAAATAATCTTCTTCTTCATCGTATTGTTCGTCAAGTTCTTCGTCTTCTTCTTGTTCATTCATTTTAACAAGATACTCAACGTCATCACCGCTGTCTTTGATTGAGATTTCATCACCGTCTTTTTGAACAATGATTCCATCCTCATCAGACATACGTTTAAAGATTGTTAAGATGTCTTCTGCTGAAGCGTTAGTAAGGTCAATAGTTTCTTCGTCATCTTCAAACTCCATTTCGTCTTCGTCACCGAATTCCATTTCGTCTTCAGATTCTTCAGAATCCATATCCTCAAGGTTATCAGCTTCATCTTCCACTTCATCAGTGTCAAACTCCGCATCTAATTCAATCTCCTCATCTTCTTGCTCGTTGAGAGATTCTTTTACTAACTGACTGATTTCTTCCTTCATAGTTGAAGCAAGTATTCCTTTTGCGTTTTCGGCTATAACGTCTTCGACGTTTTTCATTTGAATTAAAGCCTCTTGAACCAAATTTTTATTTTCGGACATATATTTTTTTACTATAAATACTGCAATAAAACAAAAAATTTAATTTTTGTCCCATTAAAGAATTTAAAGCAAAAAAAAAGTGGTCGATTTGACCACTTTATTTTTTTTTGTTTTTAATCTATTACTTCGTCTATTTTACTTTCAGATACTGAAACGATTCTCCAATCGTGTTGAAAGCCTTGGTATTTCCCTGTTACTTTAGCTTCGACATCTGTAACTGAAAATCCCCTCACTAATTTCTCTTCTCTAATTTTTTTAATTCTTCCTGAGTTTTCATCGGGGAGTTCATAAACGATTTTTGCAACAAAATATTTTTCATCCATAATTGTAAGTTTTTTATCTTGTTAAATAATCGTTTAATTTTTTCATTAAGTCAACAGACTTACCCAAAGAATCTGAGTCTTTCATCTTTCTTTCTTCTTCTAAGTTTTCTTCGTAGTTATTTCTATCTTCAGGATTACTGAATAAGTAAGCACCTGGTGTAGATGGTGAAGATACCAAGTCAAAACAAATTAATTCAAAATCGTCTTGAACTTCATTTTGTTCACCAACTTTTTTAAGAGAGCCGACACCACGAGATGAAACACCCATAGTAACACCTTGTCTCATTAGATTGGCAGCAATATCTCCTTTTGTAGATACGATACCTCTTTCGTGGAAACCTGGTGATGTCAATAATTTTAGCTTACCCATCAAAATATTATTGTCCCACCATATATCAGTAATAATATGCGCAACTCTATCTAAATCGATAAGTGATGATTCAGGGTGATTTAATTCAGATGTTGATAAACCTTTCTTAATTGCTGTCTTATATCTCTCAGCTTCTCTTTTTAAAATCCTTTCAGGATAAACTCTACCATTTCTATTTGGTACACCATATTTTTGTAAAACGGCGTAAAACTCAAAAGGATTTCTATAATCAAGTTCTTTTTGTTCCCTCATTATAGCTTCATTGAGACGGTCAGTTGGGGAGATATATCCCGCATCCATTTCAATAAGAATTCCTTTTCCTGTTTGGCCTGCTCCAAGTACTGAATAATTTTTCATCTATTCTTTTTCAAATAAATATACATTAATAGATTGTTTGGAGTAAATCTGAGTTTTTGGTGGAGGAAAAGTTAAAATGATTGTTGTTTAAAATGTTATCCTTATAGACTCTTTTAAGGATTTTTTTGACTGAATCTTTAATTTCATTACATTTGAAATCACCGTCTTGTTTGGTGAAAAGATTTATTTCAAGATTCATAAATGATTTTTTATTGTATCTAATACCACTTGTTCGTAAGTCTAAATCTACAATAAAATGTTGTTTGAATAATTCTGTGTTTATTGAATGTAAAACTGAATGTTTTACCTCTCTTGACATAATGGACACTATCCTATTCCAATTATCATCTTCATTTATTGGGGTTACCCAAGTTTGAATATTCAAATAAATTGATTTTAGTTCTTTAGCGTCAACTGTCCCGTAAAAGCTTTTAATACTGTCGTATTGATTTAGAGTAATTGTTTTGCCCTTCTTCATTAAGGTCAACTATTATTGTCTCGTTTATTTTTTTAAAATATACTAAAAAATTATCAACAAAACAAATATATTTAATATTGTATGTTAATAGTAAAAGTAGACTCAAATATTGAAAAGGCACTAAAGACTTTGAAATCCAAAGTTATTAGAACAAAACAAATGCAAAGATTAGTTGAATTGAAAGAATTTAAAAAGAAATCTGTAGTTAAGAGAAGTCAGAAAGAATCTGCAAAACACAAACAATATCTTAGGACTCTTGGTGAATAGAATCCTTTAATTGTTTTAATCTGATATAATTCATTAAATCAAAATTTTCAGATTTAATCTTTTCAATAGTTTCATTTAACTTAGTCTTCATATCTTTTTCAGATTCTTTTTCTGAAATGACAACTAGTCTCTCTATTGTAGATTCTTTAATTGTTTGGAATTCTTTTTCTAAATCATCTTTAGATGTTGCCATTAAATGAAAGACTTCTACTTTTGTAGATTCGTCTAATGTTTCCAAATATGATTGAACTGTTTGATTGGCAATATTGACCATAGACTTTAATGGAATTTTTACAGTTTCACTCACGTTAGTTTTGTTCTTCATTAAAGTTTCTATGATACGTTTTTTGGACAATACTCTTTCAGATAGATTTACGTTTTTGAAATAAACTAAATTATCCAAATCTGAATATACGTTTTCAGATACCCCAACCCCATTTGGTAACTGAGTTTTGGTAACCAAATGTCTAACAATCTCAATACCTTCATTTAAGAATAACTCAGCATCTTCTTTAGATAATCCTTGTGGTTTATAAAGGTCATCGTAGATAGAATATAATTTTGAAAATGATTTATTTTCAAGAATATTGTGTTTGAATTCTCTTAAAGTTTTTTTAAAGTCTGATTGGTTCTTGTAGGATTCTACAAGACTCTTTTCAATTGCCGATTTTATTTGTCCAAATGTCATTTTTAGGGGTTTTCATATAAATATTACGAATTCAGCAACTTATCAAGTTCTTCACCCATTTTTCCTAAACTTTGTTGTCCAACACCTAAATCTAAAAATTTGTTACCATACATATCACTCTCTAAAAGGATATTCATATCTCTATCCATTTTGGATTCTGGCGCTAACTCTGGCGCGCCAGCTTCAGGTGCCGGTGGTGGAGGAACCTCTCCACCCGCTTCTGGCGCGGTCTCAAAACCACCGCCTCCACCTGCGAATATATCTTCACCTGGAGGTGGCGTTGTAGTCTCGCCTGCGGGTTCTTGACCTGTTGCTGGTAGATTACCTTGTTTGTTACCATAAAGTTTATCAATTGTATCAAAGATACCTGTTTTAGAAATAACTGTTGGTGTATTTTTAAGCTCTTCACCCACAGCCTTTTCAAGTCTTTGTTGTAGTAGGTCAACTCTAATTTCTTCATCAGACCATTGGAATATATGTTTTTTGGCCCAAGTTGATGAGGTTGGTTGAATACCATTTCCTGGGTCAGTAACCATATCTTTATACAATAACATTTTTTCTTTCCAAATGTCAATCTTAAGAAGGTCTGCTTGTGTTGATGGGTTTGTTAATCCCAATTCAAAATTAGATATCTCTTCTTCAAAACCTAAAAGGAACAAGTGAATAATTGCAATTTTATTCATTTCTTGAACCATAGATTTTTGAATTCTATTAATGGTTCTTGCAAATCTGATATCCATCAGTGCCAAGCTTTTACCATCACCTACGGTTTCTTCAAATCCTAAAAATGCTTTTGGTATACGAAGTGCTGTAACAAGTTTCTTTTGAATATATTCAATATCTGCAATTTCAGATAAGTTCTGTGCACCAGGTAATGTGTCAATTGGACTTGGCGCTGCAGGGTCTCTTACAGGAATAAAATAATCTTGGTCAACCGCCATTTGGTTAAATCTCATATCTACGTTACCTGTTTTAGAATCAACAATTTGTTCTCTTTTAAACTTGTTGGCAACACGTTGTACGTAAGCCTCAACATCATCGTCGTTCATATTTCCGACATATACTTTGAAGACCCTACGTTCAGGGGCTCTTGAAGTACGGTATATCAACATCGCGTCCTCCGATAATAGAAGTTGTTTCCAAATTCTACGGGACTTTTCCAACATAGATGTACCATACGGCAATTTACGGTCATCACCCAATAATCTAAAGTGAGCAATTTCCCAAGGTTGGAATTCCATATTCTTTTCTTTCCAATAGAATTTCAATCCTTTATTTTTAGTGTAATCGTTACCTATGTTTGGAGATACTGAACCATCCATAAGTCCACTTTCAACCCTTTCAACTTCAATGTTTGGTAACTGAACACAACCAACAACACCCTTTTCAGGGTCCAATCTTAGATAAACAAAATTGTCACCATACTTACAAGTGTTTCTAGTCCACATAGGTAAGTTAGTGTTAATATCTAAGTTATTATTGAATAAATCCGCTAATACAGATTTAATCCTTTTTGATTCTGAATAAATCTGTAATACAAAACCATCTTCATTAGGTGTTGTAGATTCTTCAGCGTAAATGTCTAAGGCTGCAGAAATTTCTGGAGTATACTCCATAGACTCATAGTCATAATAAGATGATAATCTATTTGGTTGGTAGTATACTGCTTGAGTGTATAAATTATTCTCTACCTTAGCAAATTGTCCTGCCAAGTAAGCGGTTTGTCTTGCTTGGAGTTTTTCCTTTTCATATTCGGCTTTATCGGTAGTTCTTAAAAGTTCTTTTTTATCAAACTTAAATACAGGAAAATCCTGATTCATTAACGCGTCAGGACCTAAGGCTCTACCTAATCTTTGCCAAACTGTAAATTGCTTATTTTCTGCCATACTCTATAAAATTATTCAAACTAGTCTGAATATAAATACTATCGAGAACCAAACAGCCATTTATATTTCTCATAATCATTTTTAGAGGGTTCATAATTCCTACTATGTTGTTGTTGATTCGGAAATTGTGGTATTGACGGATTAAAATATTGTGAACTATCTTTATGTTCATTTACAGTTGTGGACCAAGAATCAATCATTGCTTTAGTGTGATTAACCACCTTAGTCAATGAAGGGAACGCCGCTTCAGCAGCATACAACGCCATTGAAATTGACATAATACAATCATCGTGATGTCCTCTTTGGTGGTCAGGTCTACCATTTATGTATACAAATGTTCCCATTTCACCTAATAATCTACTTGACCTGACTTTAAAGTCGTGTCTAATTGCCTCCTCAAATGATGCAATGATTTGAACTCTTTTTGAATTAAAATTAATACCAGGTATTTTTTCATTTTGTTTAGGGTCATATTTCCATTTGTTGGTTAAGTCAACACCATCATAATAGAAATTTTTATACCCTAATTCTTGTAATCTTCTTGATGTCGCAACACCCATACCCCCCGTTAAGTCAACAATACATAAAGCATTATACATTGTTCCCCACTTGTACGCAATCTCTGCTAATACATCGGGTGGTATTTTACCAACAAATTCTAAAACCTGTTCTCTTGAGTCAAAATCAATGATTTCAATACACGAGAAGTCTTCTGAATCTCCCCTTGATACATCAACACCCATCACATATTTGTGATTATTTTCAGGTTCTTTCCATATCCAAAGTTGGTTACCCATTAATTTGGCTGTTGGTTCTTTTACATCATTCTCAGAAATTTTTTGGGTTAATAAAGAATCAAATACGTTATCACCTGAACCCAAGAAATTACATTCCAATTCCTGAGCAACTTTTCGTTTGTCGTACTTGAGTTTTTTAACCATACTCTCAAACCAACTTGAACAAGGTTTATATCCTTGTTCCATATATGTTTGAATTAGTTCAATATCTCTGTCGTATGGATTTTCATCGGGTAATTGTCTTACAACGTCTTTGGGGTATTCTTCCTTATTTAACAAATAATGAACAATATCCTCACATTTAACCATATACAAATCTTTGGTATAACGAGGGTCACGGAACCAATACATTGGCGTGATTTTGAAGTCGTTCATACCTCTTTGTGCTTGGTCGTAAATTTCGTAGTAAATCGGGTCGTATCCGTTAGGTGTTGATATTACAACAACTTTACCACCCGTAGATAGTGAGGCCATACAAGCCGCCCAGAAATCACTGTCAGCTTCAATAAACGCCGCCTCGTCAAATATTAATATCGTGGGGGTATAACCACGTAAGGCATCTTTAGATGTGGCAACCGCCTTAACTTCACATCCATTAGTTAATTTAAAGTGTCTGGCAGAGTTTTTTTCACCTGAGAACCCAATACCAACCCAGTTCGGCCATTGTTCCGTAAAAGCTCTAATTTTATTAGCAAATTCTACAGATGTTTCTAATTTATTGGCAATAATAAGAATCTTTTCAGGTTTTTCTTTTCGAGCAAACGCTAATCGTTTACTTGCCCAACCTGCAGTAACCGTAGATACACCCGCCTGACGATACTTCAATGCAATGTTTTCATTATACATTTCGTAATCGTTAACAAGTGTTACTTGGTCTTTAAATAATTCTAAGGGAACATACTTTGATACTGTGTTATCGTATGTTTGTAGATATGTTTTAAGAGCATAAGGAGTGCTTTTCATACACTTCTTATACTCTATTAAAACTTGTTCTTTTGTTAAACTCATTATTTAGGACGGCTTAAGCCAAGTCCTGCTAAGAAATCATCAAAATCATCATCGTCATTGTCATCTGAACCACCATCTTCATTTTCATCGTAACTTTCGTATTCTTCTTTTACTTTGAAGGCAGTGTTCATCAAATCACGGAATTTATCAGTGGCTTTCTTATTTCTGTCTTTATCCTCTGAAATTACATCTCCAATAAGTCTAAGGAATTCGTCAGCAGGAAGTTTGTAAAGTTCCATTTGGAACCAGTTTATGATACCTTTATTCTCCTCCTCAAATACTTCATCAGGGAGTGAAAATCTTATCTTTTCAATAACTTGAGGACCAATTCTTAATGACCACGCCTCCATAGGAAGTGTATCAGTTTGACCCAAAACTTTTTCTCTCATAACAGGGTCTTGTGGTAATCCATAACGACCTTTAGCTTCTTCAAGACCTTTTAAAATTTCGTGACAAAGGATTGGGAATAACATACCCCAAGCCGAGATTGTAGTATCAGGTTTTTCTTCACCACCTTCATCTCCACCACCATCATCATCACTATTATCTTGTAATTCAACTTTTCCACCAACACCTTGTCCTGTTTGACTCATCATTTCGATAGCTCTTTCATCTGTAAAGTAGTTAAAGTCATTTACAGACATAATTAACAAATATGCATCGTATAGTTGTGGGTTGATAGCGTTAAGTGCTCTTCTTACAGATGGTTTTTGGAAAATATAGTGACCTTTTTTAGCCGCCCCTTGAATAACAGCATTGATGATGTTTCTTTTGTGAGTTTCAAGTTCAAGTAATTCTTCATCAGTCATTACATCTGCATCGAAAGAAGACATTTCTAATTTTTGCTCAATTTCTTCTTCAACCTCATCATCAATTTCTTCGGCCTCCATACGGAAGTTATTCACATTGATTTGTTCACCTAAGTGTAAATCGAAGTTAAACCAATCCATTGGCATTTCAGACTCCTCAAGACACGCTTGTAGGGCTAAGTTTTTTAACTCATCAATATGTTGTTGTTCTATTCTCCAAACTTGAGGAACCATTCTAAATGACTCTGCTTGTAACATTTGAAATAAGTTACGTGGAGTTACCAAAGTATCTTTACCTGTAACTGTACGTAATTTATCAACAACTTGTTTAAAACGGTTAGTAACGAGTTTTTGAACGTCTTTTTCAGAACGTCTTAATGCAGGATTTTTTGCATATGGACTTTCAGGGTCACCAAGTTTTCTTTCAAGACTTGGGTCCATTCTTTCAGGGTAATTCCCATAATCAATCTGTTCTTTAATTCTCTTATTTGCCATTTTTCAAAAGTTTCATAATTACTTGGATAACATCCTCTTTAGCTTTCTCTTTGTCAGATGCTTTAGGTGCAGGATTTTCACCCGGATTAGGGTTTTTTCCTGGGTGAGCAGGTCTTGTTCTTGGTTTTGTACCAGGTTTAACACCAGGTTTAACATCCGGTTTTGTAGGTGCGGTTGTTGGTTGTTCAGATAACATTTTCATAAAATCTCCTTTTGTCATTTTTGGTTGTAGATTTCTCTCCACCAAAGATACAATTTCTTTTTCAATTAAAGAAATGTAAGGGTCTTTTCCTTCTTTCAAAGATTGTTTTACATCTTTAACACACCTTTCATACTTGTTCTTTTGTTTTGCACTCCACTCACTTCTTTCAGTTGTTTTAAATTGTTTCCCTAATTGTGATGTACAAATAGCCCAAGCGTTATCTTTTGTTTTTTTATTTCCTTCAGTCATTTGACTTTCGGTTGGCATTCCGTCGCCATAATCATTATATCCGTCATCGGTAGATGGCCCTACTTGATGTGGGTCTTGAGTCCTTGCACCTTTTTCAAAATCCATAGGGTCCTCTTCGTCTTCAGTCATTTCAGTTTCAACTTTAACATTGATTCCTTGCGAGGTCATCTTTTTGATTTCTGTAGGGTCAGTACCCTTTTTAACAACAACAAGTCCCTGTTCAGATAACCCGAATTTTTTAAATAATGTAGTAATTTCAGATTCTTGTAAATTAAGAACTGTTTTAGGACTAAGTCCCATTTCAATTAACTTGAGAGCTTTTTTATTAGTTTTCATAAACAAATTCTTTTTCAAATGCAAGAATTAAATCTTTTTCATAAAGTTTATCTTTTACTGAAGTCTCTTCTTCACCAAAAGAAAAAACTAATCTTGTATCACCCAAATAATCTACTTCCCAAGCCAATGCAATTACTCCGTCAACTGAATCGTGCATTGAGAAATAATCTGAGTTTTGGATTAGTTCAAATTTTGTATCAGTACCTTTAAGAACACCTACTTTTTTGATAAACTCTAAGTTTGGTGGAGAGGGATAACCATTTGCTGGTGAACTATCCCAAGAATCTCCCTCAACGTTTAAAGTATCAGAAAAAATAAACTCGTATAAATTATCACCTTTATAGTCAGGACCAAGTCCATTCACATAAATTAGATAACTCATAACAATAGACCTTCTTCAGATATTCTAACTTGTTTATTTTTATATTCAAACACCAAGTTATTCTTGTTTGTTTTTCCTATAAAATTATAAAAATTATTTTCTTCTAAAAATTTCTTAGCTGAAAGTTCTTGTTCGATAGTTTCAGACAATCTTTCGATTTGAGTAACACTTTTTTTGGCGTTAGTCTTAACCTCATTCTTTCTTGACTCATACATCAATTTAGATTGTTTAACTTCAGAGTCAGAAACTTCAAAATACTTACTTAAAACTTTGTCAATTTTAGATTCAGACATCGCATTTTCAAATGAATATGATTCTGTAGGTTCTTCAATTTCTACCTCACCTTCCATATCATCCCCCATTGCAGGTTCTTCAACATCAATTTCATCTTCCATACCCATATCAGCACCTTCTTCTTCGGCACCCTCAAGTTTGGACATAATGTCTTCCAAGTCTTCTTCACTTAGTTCTGTTAAATCAACTGCAGATAAAACCATATTGATAACGTATTTGATGTCTTCAGAAGTCATACCTTCAGCGTTATCAAAAGTTCTCATTTTTTGAGTTAACTTACCAGTTAATTTTTGGATTGTCTTGAATGTAACCTCCTCGTCGTCAGCAGGCTCTTCAACATCCATC